ATAGTACAGAGCAGATAATAAGTGAAGGCTCTAATTATGGTCCTGTAGGTACAACTATGGCACTACTAGAAGCTTCAAGTAAATTCTTTTCTGCAATACATAAGAGACTACATAAGGCACAAAAAGAAGAGTTTAAAATACTTGCACGAATAGATTCAGAAAGTTTACCTCAAAGGTATCCATATGATGTACCGGGTGAATCTTCAGAAGTATTTAGAATGGATTTTGATAAGAGAATTGACATTATTCCTGTAAGTGACCCTAACATTCCGTCATCTGCACATAGGTTAATGATGACAAACATGGCAATGCAGTTAGCACAGAATGCACCTCCGGGTATGTTTAATATGGAAGAGTTAAATAGAACTGTTCTTCAAGCAGCAAATATTCCTAATCTAGAAAACATATTACCAGAGAAACCTAAACCAATGCCACTTGACCCTGTTACAGATATTGAAGCAGCAACTAAGGGTTTACCTATTAAGGCATTTACAGGACAAAACCATGATGCACATATTCAAATAAAGAGTATGTTTCTACAAGACCCTGCTAATGGTGGTAATCCTCTTATGCAAAGAGTAAGTCCAATACTTCAGGCAAATATTCAGGAACATATTGTAATGAAATATGAAGAGCAGGTTAATGGAGTTACAAGGTCAATGATGGCACAGATGCCACAGGGAGACCCTAGTATACAAGACCCTAAAGTTGTAGAGCAGATAATGGCAAAGGCTGCTCAACAAGTAATGATGGCAAATCAGGCACAGGCTCAACAAGGTGGAAGTCCTGAACAACAAATGGTACAGATAGAAGGTCAAAGACTTGCAATAGAAAAAGAAAAGATACAGGCACAACTTGCAAAAGAAGCTTCTGAAGGTGCATTAAAGAATAGAGACCTTGACTTAAAAGAACAGAAGATTGCCCTTGATGCTTATAAAGTAGGAGCAGAAGGTTTACTTAAAGCAGAAGAAAAAGATAAGGACAGAAATACACAACAGGCAATGAATGCAGTTAAAATGCTTGTTGAAATGATAAAGCAAGGTGATGATATTCAAAGTGCAGAAACTATAAAAACTTCTGATGTATTAATTAAAATGTTAGAAGATGCTAAAAAAGAAAGAAAATAAATGCTATCAGACGAAATAAGTAAAGCATTAGAAAAAGAAATACATATAATAAAAAATTCTCTTGCAAACGGGTCAGCTTCCGATTATAGTACATATATGAACTGCGTAGGTCGCATTGCAGGTATTGAATGGGCAAAGGCAGAGATTAAAAGCTTAACTAAAAAAATATTAGATGAAGAGGATGACTAATGCAACAACCAAGTATGGGTGGAGCTACTAAGAATGACAAGTGGATAACTGAGGAACATGCAGAAGACCCTGCAGTACTACCTCATATTCCGGGATTCCACATTCTTGTAAGACCTATATCCGTAAAAGAAAAAACAAAAGGTGGGTTATACTTACCTGACTCTGTACAAAATGATATATCTTACTTAACTACAGTAGGTAAAGTTTTGGTTGTAGGTGCAGATGCCTATATAGACCAAGATAAATTTCCTAATGGTCCTTGGTGTAAAGAAGGAGAGTATGTATGTTATGGTAAACATTCAGGTCAAAAGTTTTTTTACAAAGGAGTAAAACTAATTTTGTTATATGATGACCAAATTTCTATGGTAGTAGATAATCCTAAAGATTTAGACCCTACATATAACTTAACAAATTAATTTAGTACTTGCCCTTGCAAAGTAAATTAAATTAATATATAATAAAAAATATGCGTAAACTTAGTTTCGCAAACTATGGAGAAATACATGACACCCGATAATGAGTGGTCTACGATTGATACTTCACAATCGCAAAACAAAGAAGAAGATAAGGTAGAGTTTGAAATAGAAGGACAAGAAGAAGTTGTAGAAGAAAAACCACAACAACCTGAAATTGAAACAAAACCTGAAACAGAAGAAGTTATACCTGAAAAAAAACCTGAAGCAAATTCTTCAGGAGCAGAAAAAAGAATAAGACAATTAGTTCGTCAGAAAAAAGAACGAGAGGAACAAATTGAAGAACTTATTTCAAGACAGGCTAAACTAGAAGAGAAGTTAAAGTCTCAGCAAAAAGATGCAGAAACTTCTTTTACTAAAAATTTTGAAACGACTGAAGAGCAAATTAAAAGTCGTATTGAAATGGCAAAGGATGTTTACAAACAGGCAATAGAGTCAGGTGACTCTGCTTTAATTGTAAATGCACAGGAAAATTTAAGTAATGCTCAGAATGATGCTAGTGCATTAAAGATTGCAAAGCAACAGTATGATTCTCAAAAGCCTATAGTTCCTGAAGTAAAAGAAACAGTTAAGCCTACTGCACAACCTCAACCAAGTGTTAAGTATGATAAACTTGCATTGGATTGGGCAGGTAAAAATCCTTGGTTTGGTAAAGACCAGATAATGACTACGTTAGCATTAGAGATAGACCAAACATTAAAAGGAGAGGGTTATGACCCTTCTGAAGAAGATTTTTATAGTGAAATAAATAACAGGCTTCGTCAACAATATCCCGAAAGGTTTGAAGTTGACAATCGTCAGCAGGAAACGACATCTCCTGCTCAAGTAGTCGGAGGAGCATCACGCACTCCTTCATCCTCGTCTAAAGGTAAGAAAGTTAAATTATCAAAAGAAGATATGAGACTTGCTGAAAAATGGGGAATACCTCTTGAACAATACGCTGCAGAAAAACTCAAGGTTGAAAAATCTGAGGGTGATTATACTACAGTTTACAATAAATAGTGTGGGGAAATTAAAATGACACGAACAAGTACAATGGCTAAATCACGTAATATTGAAAGTCGTGACCTCAATAACAGAGAACAGGACATGGAATTTAGAGAGCCTAATATGCTCGATATACCTGAAGCTGTTCATAATCGTTTTAAAAACGAGGGCATGGCTCTTCGTTGGATTCGTATAAATCTTCGTGGAAAAGATGATTATACAAATGTTGGCAAACGTATACAAGAAGGCTGGCAATTTGTAGCTGTTAATGAAGTTCCTGAAATTCAACATACATCTTTCGTGAGAGATGAAGGTCGGTATACTGGTGCAGTCTGTCGTGGAGACTTAGCATTAGCAAAAATGCCATTACAAAAAGCAGAGAATCGACAAAAGTATTATGAGAATCAAAGTTCAGAAATGGTTGATGCAGTTAATCAACAGTTAATGAATGGGAATAATTCTCGTATGCCTATTAGAAATAATAGTAAAAGTCAAGTTACTAAGGGCAAGACTCCTAGATTTCAAGATTAATCTAGTATTGTTGTCTTAGTAGTTAATTTTAATTTAAGGGAGAAAAACGAATGACTACAAGCGCAGCACCGTTTGGCTTCTCACCATCTCGTAAACGTGGTAATAACCCCAATGCGATTGGAACTAATGAATATCCTATAGCTTCAGGTTACGCAGCAAATATTTTTACTGGTGATTTAGTAAGAATAAATGCAGGTAATTTGCAAACTGTTACTGATACTAATGAAATAGTACAGGGTGTATTCATGGGTTGCAGATATGTTGAGAATGGCGAACAAAAATTTAAATCATACTTTCCTTCAGGTACATCAGTTACTGATGCATTTGGAATAGTGTGTGATGACCCCAATCAAGTTTTTGAAGTACAGGCAGATGCATCTGTTACTGCAGGAGACTTGTTTGGTTCGCAGAACTTTGGAGTAGTTTTAGGAGCAGGGTCTACATTTACAGGTAAATCTGGACATAGTATAGATGCTTCAACTAGAACTTCAGGCATTGCAATGGTACGTACACTAGATTCTGTAAACGAACCGGGTAACCAAGTTGCTGTTGGTACTGAAAGAGCATTTTTAAAAGTAAATGCAAGATTAGTACAACATACAGATAACTTTTTTACTACTATTGTTTCTGTGCCTACTACTATAACTGCATATTTACTAAACGGATAAGGGGAGATTAAACTATGGCTATAAATAGAGCAAGTATCTCAAAAGAACTTCTTCCCGGACTTAATGCAGTTTTTGGCATGGAGTATGGAGAAGTATCTGATGAGCATAAGCCTTTGTTTGAGACTGAAAACTCAGATAGAGCATTTGAAGAAGAAGTATTGTTTACAGGATTTGGCACTGCACCTATTAAAGCAGAAGGTGCTGCAGTTTCCTTTGATGATGCTCAAGAGTCTTTCACTTCAAGGTATACGCATGAGACAGTTGCACTGGCTTTTGCAATTACTGAAGAAGCAATGGAAGATAACCTTTACGATACATTTGCAAAATTAAGAGCAAAAGGATTAGCAAGAGCAATGGCTAATACTAAGCAAGTTAAAGCTGCAGACGTATTTAATAATGGTTTTAATTCAACTTTTGCAGGTGGAGATGGTCAGCAATTATTTTCTGCATCACATCCAACTATAGGTGATGGAAGTCAATCAAACACTTTAGGAGCAACTGACTTATCAGAAGCTTCACTAGAGTCTTCATTGATTACTATATCTAAAGCAAAAGATGATAGAGGTATATTGATAGGTCTTCAGACTCAATCATTGCATATACCTTCAGACTTGGCATTTACTGCAGACCAAATTCTGAACAGTACTATGTCAACTACTATCGGGGTTAATCCAACTACTGCTGCAAATGGTGCAACAAATGTTAACGACATTAACTCAATCAGAAATCAGGGCATGGTTCCGGGTGGATTTTTTGTAAATAGAAGATTTACCGATACTAATGCATGGTTCTTAAAGACTGATTGTCCTAATGGAGCTAAGATGTTTGTACGTTCACCACTGCAGACTAAAATGGAGCCAGACTTTGACACAGGCAATGTAAGATTTAAAGCTAGAGAAAGATATAGCTTTGGATTTTCTGACTGGAGAAGTTACTATGGAGCTTCAGGTTCATCCTAATAGATAGCTTTAAGTTATTAATTTAGAAAAAAAGGGAGGGATAGGCTTTGCATCCTTCCCTATTTTTTTGTATAATAAATATATTAAGGAGAATTAAATGACAACGAATATAAGAGTAGGAGCAGTCACAGGAAGTGGAGCAGTATTAGATACTCTCTCAAGTGTGGCAGTTGCAGATACAAGAATAAGAAGTATTTACTATAGTGGTGTTGGAACATTTCTTATTACAGGAAGTCAGACAGATGAAAATGGCAGTACTTCAGGAAGTAATATAAAATTTGTTGGAACTACAAATGTAGATGCAGGAGACATATATATACCTGATAATGGTATAAGAATGATAGGACCAGTTAAAGTTTCTGCACCTACTTCAGGCAGTACTGTGACAGTTTTCTATGGCTAATTATACTTACCTAGTAAACGACTTAATAGAAAGTACAGAGAATGATAACTCTGACTTTGAGACTGCTATACCTCGAATGGTTAATAAGGCAGAGTTAAGATTGACTACAGACTTAGATGACTATGGTTTAGTTACATATACATCTGTAGCAGTTTCAAGTGGTAAGAATATAATTACTCTTCCTGCAGGAACAAGAATAGTAAAGAATATAAATATAAATAATGCAGGAACAAAAATAAATTTAGTACAAAGAACAGATGAATTTATTAATGACTATTGGTCAGTGAGTGCAAGTACAGGAACACCTGAGTATTATGCAAGAAGAGACAACACAACTATTCTTATTGCACCTACTGCAGTTTCAACTGTAGATGGTATTGTTGCACATATATCAAGACCTGTTACACTTGCATCTGCAACTCCTACTAATTACTTTTCAGATTTTTGTTACAATGCATTGTATAATGCATCTATGATAGAAGCTTTATTGTTTATGAAAAACTATGAAGCAATAGGTGTATATGAATCAAGATATAAAGAGTCTGTGGCTGCTCTTAGAAATCAGGCAAGAAGAACTAGAAGAGATGACATGGAAGCACCTGCAAGTCCTGCAGGAGGTGACAACATAATTACACAAGGGGGATTGTAATGAAAAATCCATTAAAAGTAAAAAGTGGTATTGCAAAGAAAGGTGTAGACTTGATTGCAAGTTTACTTAGGAAACCTAAAAAAACTGCACCTTTAACAAAAAAACAAGATGTTTATAAACAGGGTATGGCTAAAACTGGAATAGGTATAGGTGTTCCTGCTTTTGCAGCAGGTATGTATATGGGTTCTGATGGTAAAAAACCTGCTCCTAACAAGTCAGTAGCTAAACCTGTAATAAAGAAAAAAGTTAAAAAAACAAAAACACCAAAAATTGTTAAGTTAACTCCTGACCAAATGCCTAAACCTAAACCTAAAAAGAAAATGTATATGAAAGAAAAGTATACAGGCAAAGATTCTAACGTGGAATTTAAATCATTATCAGGTGGTGGTAAAGTAGGCATGAAAGTAGGACCTGCTACACACAATAGATTATACTAGGAGAATATTATGAAGTCTGCGTTTTTAAAAAAATTAGCCGAACAAAAAGCTAAGAGTGTTACTAAAAATATTACCAAGCAACAAGGTAAAAAAATTTTAGAAACAAAAAAGAAATTAAATGATGAGTTAAAAGAAGCAGGAAATACAGGAAGACCTAAGTATAATATTTTAAATAGAAAGTTATCTGAAACTAATAATATTACTGAAGCAGGTAAAATTATAAAGGACATGAAAGATTTTATTAAAGATGTAAAGGTTGGAGGTAAGAAAGTAAGAAAAGGTCAGTTTGCTACAATGGGAGAAGCAAGACAGGCAGCTATGGATGCAGGAAAGAAGACTTTTAATTTTGGTGGTAAGAAAAATATACCTGTAACAAGACAGGTTAAAGCTAAGAAAAAAGATTTATCTGATTTACAAAAAGGAATGTCTAAAGAAGAAAAAAAACAATTTACAGGTAAGAGAGCTAATGAATTAAATAAATTAAAAACTGCTCAGTTAAAAGAAATGATGTCAGATAAATATGGAGGCGGCACTTCTACAGGAGGAGTAAGAGTACAAAAACTTACACCTGAAGGAGAAAAACTTTTAAAAGAAAATAAATTAAGTACTATTGTAAATGCACAAAAATTTATTAAATTTAAAACAAAACAAGGTAAAATAAAAGTTGTACCAAGTAATAAATATATTGTAGAAGGTATAGGAAGTAGGGATGCTCCTCTTGTTCCTAAAGGTGCAACACCAAAAACTCCTGCAGATAAAAAAGCATTTAGGGAATACTTTGAAAATGAAATGGATGATAGTCAAAGACTAGAATATGTTTTACAAAGATTTGAACCTCAGTATACGTCTTCACAATTAGCAGATATATTAGGTATTACTTCGAGAGATTTAACTGCAACTATAAAGTCAGGTGCAGGTAAATTTAAACAATATGGTGTAGGAGATGCAGAGCTTCAAGCTTTAAAAGATAGGTTTCAAGTTAGAAGTATTAGTAAAGGTATGAAGACTGGTGGTATAGTTAAATATAAATCAGGCACAGGTAAAAAAACTATAGGTAATAAAGTAAGAGACTATGTAAAGAAAAGTCCTATAAAGACTGCTATGGGAGGTTTAGGAGCATATGAAGTTTATGATGTAGGTAAGTATGCTGTCGACACACTAGGACCTCTTATGGGTTTTAAAAGTGGAACTAAAGGCAAAACTATAAAAGGTTGTGGCAAGGCAATGCGTGGCTTTGGTCCCC